TTGCCTTTCTGATCTTCGGTAAGACCTTTAGCGTTTGAAGTAGAAGAAGACAAAGAGCTGGAGGCAACCACCTCTCTGTTAGATATGCCTGACCTTGTTCTAATTGGGTTGGTTTTTACATCCATCAAAAACTCGTATCCAGTCAAATCTAAAGCGGTTCCGCTAGAATCATTTAACGTAAGGCTAAGAGAAAAAGTATCTCCTCTTCTACAGGTGATATCAAGCTTTTCAGCTACATCTAAGTTTACTTTGCTTGCCATGTTATCCTAATAGTGAGTTTACAATATTGTCTACGCTGTCTCCAGATCCTTCTAATTCACCCCTCTTACCCTGCCTCTGAGATATAAGTTTACTCTGTTCAGAAGATTGTTTTTTAACCCTGTCATCTTTTCTATCTTCTTTAAGAACCTCGATTTTCTCCTTAAACTCTTGGTCGTCAGTTTTAAACCCAAGTGTGGCCTGAGCTTTAATTATCTCTATTTCTTTTCTGAATCCATGCTTAACCTGCTCAAGCTGAGCCTCTAGTTGAGCCTTGAGTTGCATCTTCTGAGACTCTATTTGAGCCTCCATTTGCATTTCTTGTTGTCTTGCCTGAGAGGTAGACTGAGCTGACATTTGAGCTGATTGAGCCTGCATCTGAGAGTTCTGAGCGGCTATCTCTTGCTGTTTGGCTATTCTCTTTTTTCTCCTAACCACTAGAAGCCTCTCTGCTTGGTTCACATCCTTTAAGGATCTTATAGAAATCGCATCTTCGATGTCTAGTTCTTTTTGCTGTAAAGAGATTTGGATATTCTGCTCTAAATAAGCTCTGTCTTTATCCTCCATTTCTCTAACAACCTGGACGCCAAAGTTGTACATAGGGAGATCATTAAATGAAGAAAGAACAGACATGTTTTCCTTGCCTATTGCATTGCTATATATATCATAAAGAACAGAATCTTCTGGAATAATCTGCAAACACTTAACTATATCCTCACAAACTTTCTTGTAAAGAACCATAGAAGCATTAGTTATGTCATATATAGCATTGTTTCCTGCGGCTATAGCGTTCTGCTGAACACCCACCAAAGTATCCCCTTTAGGTGTGGAAGAATCCATCATCTCATTGACGCCTGTAGCGTCTCGAATCATGCGTAGGTAATGATTGTAAAGACCGATAAGCTCGTTGATGTTTCGGATACTATTACCTATTTCCCTTACTGGTGGATTCTGGAATCCTCCCTCTGGGTTTTTACTTCTATAATAGAACACACCAGTCTGTTCGTAGATATCGTGTAAATCCAAAGGCTGTAAATCTCCGCCTTTACCTAGCTGCACATTCTCCAATCCTTCGATATCAATGATCAATCCGTCTGGTTTCGCTTTAGCGATAGCTTGCTGGATCTTAAGATGGGTTAGCTGAAGCATGTCAGCAAAACCAGTACAGCTAGACACCATAGACTTCGGCATCATGTCCCGAATATTGGTAGCCACTGGAGAATAAGACAGCCTTACAGATGATATGTCGTGTATATTTTTTGGAACGTTTTTAGACCTACCGTAATTAAATACGATGTCAGATCCATTCATAACATACATACCCCCATAAACAGTAGCGACATCCATCTTAACTGGATTTCTTTCAAATACACTGCCTGGTTTTTCAGTGTATTCAAGCCCCTTCATAAAAAAGTTTACGTTACCAAAGCGGTTTTGCTTTTCTTCAAAGTATATGCAGTCAACAGAGATAAACTCGAACTCAAGCACATCTACCATGTACTCGTCATAACCGTAATTAGTTGTTTGAGAGAGGCTGTTGTAACCGTTTTTACCAAAAGAACTAGAATTGTTTCCGTACTTACCCTTAACGGACTTCGCTATATCCTCTAATTCCTCTTCTGTGATTTCACCAGCGGATATTCTTCTTAACTCCTGTATAGAGATAGACTTAACATGACCCGCATAAATCAAGTCTTCAAAAAACGGGTCCTCTGTATGGCTATGAATAAAAGTAGAGGGATCTACGTAATCAGTCTTAATTCCGTGATTAGGATCATTGCTTCTTTTCACAACACACATACCTAGAGCTACGAGGTCATTAACGCATCTCCGTAAAGTTCCGTCATTAAAGTTATTCCAAGAAAGGGTCATATTGGTCCCTATCTGGGCAGCAATCTCTGCGTCAGTTTTTACATTGGTGCCTAAAAGTATTTCAGCCTCCTCTAATGTGTCTGGGAGTTCATCTGGATCAATATCCAATACTAATCCTCTTTTTTCTTTAAGCGCTTTTAGCTTTTCTTTATTCTCAATCTGAACTTCAATTCTTCTTTTCTTGTTGTTTTTCTCAGATGAAGACAAAGGGTCTACAGCCTCTAGATTTGGATAGGGGTCTTTAGAGAGAATTTTATTTACTACAACCCTAACAAACTTGGGTAAGATAGGAACAGGAGTGTAATCCATATTCATTAAACTCCCATCACCATCGTTAGGATTTAACGAACGAAGAAGCTTCTTGTATATGCTAGTGTCTTGAGTACCATTAGCGTAATCCCTGCTTCTTTCAAAGACGGTATTTCTTTTACCATAAAGAGATGTAGCCTCTCTTATTTTACCCCACTGATTCTCAATAGCCTTCGCATACTGTAATCCATATGACTTACCCTGTTTAGTTGATGCGTCTGCTAGAGGGTTTGGGAAAGAATGCTTGCTGTTTTTATCGAGGCTCATGATTTACTTGCATTATGCATATCCTGCAAATATAACAAATCGTCATTAGACCTTATATTTTCTGAAAAATACCTTTTCTTTAAAGTCAGACTTAGTTTTTTGTTTTTCTTTTTGAGCTGCAAGTAAGGCCAGTCCAGAGCTAATAGTTAAGTCAAACTTAGTTCTTTTATCTATTTTAAATCCAATCCAATCCTCAAGGGTTTTATTAAAATACATGGTGCCTGTCTCTCCGCTTTCGTAATTCACACCAACATGATCGTGAATATACTTTTCTATAGATTGAGCGTGAGACTGTATTACATCCTGGGAGTTAGATGGTATCCCCTTTGTCTTTACGTTTACGTGAGAAGAACTACTCATAAGGTGTCTCGGTCTATCCATTAAGTAGCCATCATAACCCCTTGACTCAAAGTATCTTACGATACCGTACTTATTGTTCTCTACAAGTAAAGGATACCCATAATAAAACGCACACATAAGGACGTCCTCATAGAATATACTAGCTAGGTCTGGCCTAGAGGCGTATTCTACAACAAACATGTTAGAGGGACGGTTCATGCTAAACTTATTGTACATGTGAAGAGCCCCTTTAGAGCCTCTGTTATCCACAGTGGCATCTAGGTCATATGAGTCAACTCCTCCACAGCCATAAGAAGTGAACGGGGCTATTTTCTTTCCTCTTTCAGTTTTAGATATATTTCTTTCAGAAGGATCAGGCATCCAAGACACCCTAAATCTACCGTTAGGGGTGGGCGAAAAAACAACCTCTTTGTCTTTTTCCTTCCAAGTAAAATTACCTACAACGACAGGATTGGGAAATAGCTCGTCGTTATATTCTATCTGTTGATATATCTTACCTATATTAAATAAGCTTCCTTCGATGCTGTCCCTGAATGCTTCATCTTCGGTAAACGGAAACTGTCGAGTAACCTCATTAAGCTCTGAAGGGTTGTCCTTAAAGGATTTACGCTCATTTTTTAAATAAGTTTTACTGCCTATTTCGATTACATCACCATCTATGCCGTGTATGTGTGCGCTTTGGGGTGGATCCTCTACAACAGCATTGCCGTAAATATCGAAGAAACCTTCTAAGGCGTCGTAAGCTGGAATAAATATTCTATAAAGCCCCGTCTTAGTTCTGTCGTTATTGTTTCGCTCATTGGGGTCAGAGTCATGCCACAAGCCTTTATACTCATCACCTCCCTTGTTCATTGGATTTACCGTACTGCCCACAATGGCCTTGCCTATTACTTTACGGCCAACAATCAAGCACGTACGCTCAATCCTCCAGGCTTCCCTGATGTCAGTTGGTTTCTCCCATTTACCCGCTTCATCTAGATAAAGCATGTGAAGTTTCTCACCGTCATATGCGTTGTTTGTGGTGTTCTTCCAGTTAATAACCGTATTTAAAGCATCACCCCTGTATGATGTTTTATTATTTTTAGTAATACGCTTTGATGGCTCTCGAAAGGCCAGCTCCATACGAGGGTTTGTAGTTCCGTCCTGGATAGGCTTAAAGAAAAATGGGTAACTGCGAAATATCGCAACCACCTTCTTCATAAAGATATTTTCCTGCGAGTCTTTACCAGTTTTCGACTGTATACCAAGAAGCTTCTCTTTAACTTGACTAGCCTCATCCACCAAGACAGCAGAGCATATATTAGTGTAGCCAGAACGACGACACTTAGTATAAAGCTGACCGAAACAACGAGGGTCAGCTTCACAAGCAGCCATGTG